GTTACTCTAAACTCTATGTTCCTTGAACGCATGGTTGTGATAATATCACGACTTACGACTCTATCTCCAATTGATTCGTTATCAAATTGCTCAGTAACTACTTTTCTAGTTCCAGTTCTTGTCTGATTATCAACTCTAAATGTATCTCGAATTGTATCTTCAAAGGTTGTCGTAGTTGTTGTAGTAACATCTTGTGAGTGGTTAACACCAGATCCACCATTGATCCAACCTGCTTTAATAATTTCTTCTACAGTAGTGGAACTTGTTTCTTGTCTTCTTTGTTTACGATCTATTTGTTCTTGACCAGACCATTGTGTTTCCCAAGAATTCCATTGTGTTGGTGCTAATCCAGTCTGTGGATCAACTCCAAACTCTTGCATTGCCTGTGCCATAATACCAGCAAAATTACCCTCTTGCTGAATTATTTTTGCTTCAAGTCTTGCAGTGTCTGTCCATGTATCTGTTGATGGTGATAACTTAACAGTTGCTTGCCAGAAACTAACTAAGAATGGTGTAACACTTTCTGTTCTAGTTGCAAACTGTTGACTTAACCACTCAGTTTCAGTATATGAAAGTGTAACTACATCACTCTGTTTTGTTATATTTGTTCCTTCAGCAGCAAGGAAAGCACGATCAGCCCCAACATCTACACCCTCTACAGGGCCAGGCATTAAATCAACAGAGGTGCAATAATGTTGCGGTCTAAATTCATTATTAGCTGGATCTAAACTACATTTTACTTTAAAACCATTTGTTTCTTGTGTTTTAAGACTTGAAAAATTATCTACAAAAAATCCTGATTTAAATTTATTCAATCCATCAGCATCAGGAACAAATAAATTTGATGTCTGAGTTTCAAGCATAGACAAAGATGTGTAATATTCAAGATTTCTAATTCTATCCTCTAGATCTCCAATATCTTGCATTCTATATCTTTTATATTTCAAAAAGTCTATTTTAGCTTGTTTTGGCGAGAATAAAAATGGAGGTAAAAGAATAGTTGCGATCTCTATTGCATCATCAACTCCAGTTGGCCTTTCTCTTTTCTCTGAAGGATCTCCATATTTAACTTGAAATCTTCCAGTTTTATCTAAGAAAATTCTATCTAGTCTTCCAACGAAGTGGGAGAAAGTAAGATTAATTGATTCATCAGATGCTAATATATTTGCAGCAGAACTTCCAGAAGCAGTAAATGATCTACCTTTGAATTCAAACGGGGATCTTACATTTTCAAGAACTGTATAAGTATCTACTTTTGGTCTTATATCAAGAGTATCAGTTACATACTCACCATTAATCATCGGAATTTCTTTACTATAATTCCAACTACTATATGAATTTCTGGTTGTTATATCACCTTCATCAGTTGATTCATAATATCCATTTTTAAAATATATTTTTAATTGTCTTTTAGGTTGTTTTGCATTTGATTTTCTAGTAATAAAACCATAATCATAGAAAGTGCTTCTTTGACCTGTAGTAAAAGTATAATTTGAAGATATATTTCGACTAGGATTATCTAAGGTAGTTATCAAACCTTGAACGGTTGTCTCTTCAAATTCTACAACTTCACCTTCTTCAAATCCTGTTTCATTTTTAGTGATATATGTAATCTGATTGTCTGATATAATTTCAGCAACAACAGCAACAGCACCGCTATTTTGACCTATAACATTTTCACCTACAGCCAAATCAGTTGCTTTTCCAGAAGGGCCATTTAGAGATGTCAATGTCATCTTAGGTGCTGATGCCTGAGATGTATCATTTGATTCGTAAATACCATGAATACTTACAATATCTGCATTATTTAAAACTATTTTTGAATCTTGAACTCTTGTTCCTATTGGAAAATTACCAGTTGATAATCCATCATTTAATGTTGTTCCACCAACACCAGATGCAGAATCTTTAGAGTAATTAACTACTATTGAATTTACACGATTTAATCTTTTTATTTTAGAGGTTGGTTTTGATTTTTGAAGAGTTGCGATTAATGTACATCCTGTATCTGCAGCTCCTAATCCTCTTATCTGTAATACTGTGCCACCTGAAGAGAAAGTAAACATTTCATCAGATAAAGCAACAGTTGTTCCATCTTCTCTCATGAAAACATATCTCTCCTCATCAAAAGGTAAGAATGTTTCATTTGTACCTGCGGTTACAGCAGATGATAATTGACCTAACCCTGTATTAGAATTTACGGTAACATTAACAGTAAATTGTTTTCTAATGGTTAAAGTAGAACTCGAAAGATCAACATCTGAGATAAATGCTTTTGGCATTAATGCATATAATTTACTATCTGTAGATCTCTCTAATGGGCTTGATATTAATGTTAGATCAGAAACTGTTGTTGGATTATTTGTGCCAGTTGAAGTTGGCAAACCTCCACAAACACCTGTCACAGTTGTAACACCTGTAACAGTAATAGAACTCGTTCCTACTTCAGTAACTCTTGCAAAACTCGGATCATTATTTCCTAGACCGAATTTTAATAAATTACCAACTTTTAATGTGCTAGGAAATAATCCATTTGAACTTGTTATTGTACTAAAACCTGTAGATCCATTTTTAGATGTAATTGATGCACTTCCAAAATTAATAACTGGTTTTTGTAATATATCACCAGAGAAACTTTTAGCAGCACCGACAACACCAGGCCCAATAGATGCTGAAGGGCCTCCATATATCGATTTTACATCCTGCATTCCATGAGTTGTTACTGCGGTTGCAACACGATTATTAGCAACCCCATTTATTTCATATGGTTCATTTACTATAAACTTACCAACTGTGTCATATACATCCAAAGATGTGCTATTTGTAACAGCATTAACTAAAAATCCTGTAGCACCACTATATTTTCCTTTAATTTGAGTTGGTATAGTAAATGTATCTGGTTCATTTAAAGTTATTTTTGTAAATAATTGAACATCATAGAGTGAAGTATCCCATTCATTTACAGCAGAGTTAGATGTTGAATACGAACCTGACTCTAATGCAAAGTCATAAACTCTAGCAACACCAATTTCAGATCCTGCTATCTTAAATGAATTATCACCACCTCTTTGATCTCTTAAACTTACAATATAAGTATTACCAATACCAACTTCGGGTGCACCTTTAACATTATTAAGCCTTAATGAATTCCCTGTTTTATATGCAACTCCCTGATTTTCTAAAGTCTTTGAAGTTCTTGTTTTTGGAGCATCAATATATGTTGAACTGATAGTTTCTACTTCATATCCTTTTATAAATGCTTTACCTGGTGATATTTGGTAAAGTGCAAGATCATCATCTGCTAATTTTCCACCTTGAGTGAATTGACCTTTTTGATATATTCCATCATTACCTACATTATCATTTAACGAATCTTTCATAGAAACGTTAAAACTCTTAATTACATAATCACCAGATTCTGCATATGTTCTACGAGCTAACTCATCTTTAATAAAACTATAGTTAGTGTTTTTAACTTGAGATCTTAAGACACCATTCTGTATGACTGCTAGTTCAACAAAATTAGAATCGTTAAAATCATCTAGTGGTTTTGCAAACAAACTAGCTGATATTTTTAAACGATCTGCACCAGGTGCAGCGTAATTATTAAATCCTTTTGAATTATCTGCTAGTGTCTCATCCTCATCAGCATTAATTATATCTTCCTCTATTCGTAAACCAATTCTTGCACTTGGGCTATTATCATACTGTGATAGTATTATAGTTTCATCTTCAACTTGAACAAAATTACCTCTTATAAAATATACACCGTTAGATATTGAAAAAGACGCAGCAGTTGATGTTGCGTTATTTGCAATACAGGAAGCAAATGCCTCTCCAGATGGTATGAACGCATTATTTTCAGGGCCTGAAACAATATCACTATCTGCTATTAATAATTCACCATCAGCAAATACTTTAATTGTGCTGTCTTCCACACCAGAAGACATATATGAGATGTAAAGTGTTAGATTACCATTCTCACTATTCTCAGACATGAGAATCTGCTTAATCATCGCAGTTACACCAGTTGTTGCTCCAATTATTTTTCTATCAATTAACTGATCAATATAAAATTCTACAGGAACTCCTAAATGTGTGTTATTTAATTCTACAGCAAAATACTCAGAAGAATACGCAGTGTTACCAGGTATTACTTTTGCACCCTCTTTAAAGAAATGTTGACCAAATTTTTCAATTTGATTCTGTAATATAGACTGAAGACCTGTTAATTCTCTTGCTTGTACAGGATAACCAGGCTTGAAAAGAATCTTTTGATAATTGTCACTCGGATCAAAATCATCAAAATATGGTGAAACATTAAGGTTGGTTTGCTGGGCCATAGTTAGTTAGAACTGTAATATTATTTTGACATCTTCTTTTTGATTGGAAGATCGTGTAATTGATGGTCTGTGATCAACATAAATCATATTTCCAGAATACTTATCAACCTCTGGATTAGAAACTCCCTTAGTAAATGATTGACCAAGGTAGTATGTTCTATTATTTAGAGTGGTAGAAAGACCTGAGAATGATGTGCTAATTGATAAATTAGAACTACCACCCACAATTGTTACACTTCCACCAGCAGATGGTTCAGAGGTGAATCTTGTGGTGTTATAACTTGGCACGTTGGCATCTAGATGAGTAGGTGTTAACGCTGTGCTAATACCACTTGATCCTGCAGTAGCGAAACCAGCAATGGTTCTATCCTGCCAATATTTTAAAACACCCGTTGTCTGATCATAAGAAATTACTCTTCCAACGG